GTATCTCCATGGCTGACCAGATCACATTTTCCATGATGAGAAATCGCTGGCAACAAGAGTTTACCAACTTTCAGCCAAACCTGATTCGTCCATTGGAAGGTGACTTCATCTATCTTCCACTCACACGTGCCCTGTTTGAAGTCAAGTTTGTTGAACATGAATCCAACTTTTATCAGACCGGTCTTCTGACATATTATGATATCAAAGCAGAGCGCGTCAACTACAGCAATGAGGACCTCAAGACAGGCGTGGCTGAGATCGACAATATTCAATCCAAGTTTTCCAATGCTGCTGATGATTATTTCCTGTCAGACCAGCAAGGCGATCATTTTGTGGATCAATCTGGTGATGGATTGGTCGAAGGTCAATACACGCCAGACAATATTGATGGAACAACTCAGAATAGCTTCTTCAGCAAAGAAGGCAAGGCCTTTATAGACTTCTCCAAAACCAATCCTCTAGGGACGATTCTCTGATGCTCGGACAGAACTACTACTGGGGATTGACCAGAAAATATGTGACACTCTTCGGAACAATCTTTGATGATATTTACATTGATAGAGTTGATGCTGATGGTGTGTCTCAAAAAACCATAAAGGTTCCTTTGCAGTATGGTCCCAAGGAGCGGTACTTAACTCGATACATCCAGAATCCGGATCTGTTGCGTGAAGTCTCAATGGTGTTTCCAAGAATGTCATTTGAGATCACCAGCATAAAATATGATGCAGACAGAAAGAAGAATACGGTAGGCAGAGTTTCTGCTGTGGGTGCCAGCGGTGGATCGTTGACCACACAATATAATCCTGTGCCTTACAACTACGATATTACGCTGTCTATTATCTCCAGAAACACAGAAGATGCTCTAAGAATAGTCGAGCAAATCCTGCCATTCTTTACTCCTCAGTGGAATGCTACAGTCAATCTCATTCCAGAGATGAACTATTCCGTGAACATTCCAATCGTTCTCAATACAGTGCAATGCATCGACACCTATGCCAGCAACTTTGAAAATAAAGAATGGGTTATCTGGGAACTAACATTTACACTCATGGGTGTTCTTTGGGGTCCTTCACAAGAATCTGGCGTTATCAAGGAAATCATCGTCAACACCTATATACCTCATACGAATACTGCCGCAGAAGGTGTTGGTGTTGCTCAACCCACCGATATTATTGATGTTCAGCCAGGACTGACTGCAAACGGACAACCAACATCAAATGCTGCTCAGTCTATTCCTTCGTCTCAAATCAAGGCAAGCGATAACTATGGATATATTGTTGGATTTACGGAAGATGTGAATAATGGATAAAGAAGATAAACTAGGAAAAATCTTCAATCTGCCTCCTTTGCCAGTGGAAGCCAAAAAAGAAACTGCATTGGTGCCTGTAAATGAGCCAGAAACAGATTTAGAAAAAATCGAAGGCGACTTTGAGGTTGCTAGAGACGCAATCATAAATGCTCTAGAGACCAGTCAAGGTGCTTTGGAAGAACTATGTCAGGTTGCAAAGGGTTCTCAGGCACCAAGAGCGTTTGAAGTTGTTGCCAGATTGGTAGACACCATTAGAGAAACCAGTAAAGACCTGATCGACATACACCAGAAAAAGAAAACGCTTGTCGATAAACAAGAACCACAACAAACGATACATAACAACCTTGTCATTTCCACCAATGACCTACTCAAGATGATCAAAGGTCAAAATGAAGATATTTGATAAATAAAGTGTGTAAAAAATATGTTCCTGGTTCAGAGCCTGCCGGATGGATACTGGGAAATCCTATGAATCCAAATAAAAGGCTATATGTCTGATGTCCGAGTATTACCTAAACAACCAAAACTTGAAAGCAACTAATGTAAAGATTCCGTGGTCAGAAGACATGATCAAGGAATATATGAAGTGTGCTGAAGACCAGATTTATTTCATCAAGACATACTGTAAGATTGTACATGTTGATAAAGGTTTGATCAACTTTGAGTTGTGGCCATTCCAAGAAGAAATGGTAAACTCGTTTGAAAATAATAGATACACTATATGTAAGCTTCTTAGACAGTGTGGTAAAACCACCACAACCTGTGCGTATCTTCTACACAAAATATTATTCAATAGTAACTATCTTGTGGCTGTACTGGCCAACAAAGAATCCCAGGCCAGAGAAATACTCAGTCGCGTAAAACTTATGTTTGAATATTTACCGAAGTTTTTACAGCAAGGTATTATTGAGTGGAACAAAGGATCGATAGAACTTGAAAATGGATCTAAAGTTTTAGCGTCCGCGACGGGCGGTTCTGCTGTTCGAGGTAAAACATTTTCTCTTCTCGTGCTTGACGAGTTCGCATTTGTGCCTAATAATCAACAAGAAGAGTTTTTTGCTTCCGTTTATCCTACAATCACATCAGGTAAAACCACAAAAGTAATCATCACTTCGACACCAAACGGCATGAATCTTTTTTATAAGATATGGAACGACTCCGAAGAAGGCAAAAACCACTATCATCGATGCACTGTTCATTGGTCTGATGTTCCAGGCAGAGATGAAAAGTTCAAAGAAGAGTATATAGCCAACACAAGCGAACGCCAGTGGCGCATCGAGTTTGAAACGGAGTTCCTCGGTTCATCCAACACTTTGATTGATGTAAAGAAGCTACAACAAATGGTGTGGAAAGAACCTCTGCACAGATTTGAAAATCTGGACATCTACGAGCAACCTATAGAAAATCACAAATATTTCATTACGGTTGATGTCTCTCGTGGCTCATCTATTGACTATTCTGCTTTCCTTGTGTTTGATGTTACTTCTGTTCCATACAAGGTTGTGGCCAAATACAGAAACAATGAGATTTCTCCTTTGTTGTATCCTAACATTATTTGGAGAGCAGGTAAACATTATACTGATGCTCTGGTTCTCATAGAAGTAAATGATAATGGTCAACAGATTGCAGACATTTTATTTTATGATCTGGAATATGAAGGTGTCGTCATGACTCAAGCAAAGGGTCGTGCCGGCATCAAAATGGGTGGAGGTTACAAAGTAAAACCCATCCGTGGTATCAGACAAACAAAACAGACCAAACGTATTGGATGTGCCAACTTCAAGAGCCTGGTTGAAGGTGATAAGTTGATATTCTATGACTATGATTTGATCTATGAGTTGTTTAGATTCATAGAAAATAAAGCATCATATGAAGCTGAAGAAGGCGAACATGATGACTTGGTTATGTGTGGCGTCATGTTTGGTTGGGCAGTTGCACAGAAGTATTTCATAAATCAGAGTGATACTAACGTAAGACTTGATCTTTGGCAAGAAAATAAAGATATCATTGAACAGGCCGTGGCTCCTTTTGGAATACTCACAGACGGATGGAATAATACTACCGAGGATATGGTTTCTCTCGATGAGTTTTATAACATGGACTTGCACAAACCTGGATTTGACCAGGAAGATTTTGAAGAGGCTCTCGTTGGATTTACCAGCAACCATTTCTGAAAATGTCGCATTTTATAAATAGAACAACAAGAATGATCTTCTTAGTCTAAGGGAGTAATAATATGGCAATCCAAGTAAGTCCAGGAGTAAATGTCAGTGAGTTTGATACAACCACTGTTGTTCCTGCTGTTTCAACATCTGTTGGTGCTACTGTAGGTGTTTTTCAGTGGGGTCCAGCATATGAGAGAACTCTGATCAACTCAGAAACTCAGCTAGTTCAAGTGTTTGGCAAACCAAACGATAACGCATATTCTTCATTTTTCACATCAGCAAACTTTCTTGCATATTCTGATGCTCTTTATGTTGTTCGCGCACTTGATGCAACCGCATTGAATGCTGTGGCAAACACAGGCACAGTTGTTGCTCCTCAGATTGCAAACTCATCTGTATTCCTAAACTCAACCATCGACGCAAATGTTGCGTATCTTGCAAGATATGCTGGTAGCATCGGAAACTCACTAAAGGTTTCTGTCTGCGACAGTCCTGCTGCATATACATCGAATCTTACAGCCAATGTTGCTTCTCTGACTTTCACTGTTGGTTCAAATGTTGCCACAGTAAATGCTTCTGGATCATCCACCGGCAGCGGCAACTCAACCGCAAACAGCGTTCTCGGTGCAATCACTGTTGGTGACTATATCAAGGTAGGCAACACTTCAATGGGCTATCAGTTACTGAAGGTTACTGGCACAACAGGTCCTGTTGGCAACGAAACTTCAAATGGCGGTAGTTATTATGCAAATGGCGTAACGATTTCATTTGCTTCAAACTACAATCTCTCAACAAACATCACACAGACTTCCAATACAACCGCTCGTTATTGGGAGTTCCACAATGCTGTTGCTAAGGCTCCAGGCACATCAGCCTTCATGAGCAATCTTGGTTATACAACTCAAGATGAGATTCATATTGTTGTGTCTGATGTCAATGGCAAGTTTAGCAATGCTCCTGGAACAATCCTTGAGGTGTGGTCCGGACTGTCTCGCGCAACAGATGCCAAGTCAACTTCTGGTGCAGCAAACTACTACAGAACCGTTATCGACGGACTTTCTCATTATATCTATACAGGAACTCCACGCACCGGTGCTTTGACAGGACTTTCTTCTGCTCTTACTAGCGCCACAACAACAGCGCCATATACAGCAACCATGAGTCTGGGAACAAGCGGATTGGCCGAAGGTTCCATCAGCCTTGGTCCAGTTGCTATGGGTTGGGACCTGTTCAAGAGCAAAGAAGACATTGATGTGTCTCTTCTGCTTCAAGGCAAGGCAATCGGCACAGGTGGTCTAGCAAACTATATCATCGGAAATATCGCCGAAGTTCGTAAGGATTGTGTGGTATTTGTTGATCCAGACAGTGCTATTCTGACTGCTTCCGATCCTGTTCAGTATGCTGTTGATTTCCGTAACTCTTCAGGAACTGTTCCTAACGGAATCACATACAATAGCTCATATGCTTTCTATACTGGTAGCTACAAGTATCAGTATGACAAGTATAATGACGTCTATCGCTGGGTTCCATTCAATGGCGACATGGCAGGACTTTGTGCCTCAACCGACCAACAGCGTGATGCTTGGTATTCACCTGCTGGATTCAATCGCGGTCAGGTCAAGAATGTGACCAAGCTTCTGTATAATCCAAATCATGCACAGCGCGATTTGCTTTATAAGAATGATGTCAATCCTATAGTGATCTTCCAAGGTCAAGGCACCGTTCTTTATGGTGACAAGACAATGCTTGGTAAGCCATCGGCATTTGATCGTATCAATGTTCGTCGTCTGTTCATTGTTCTTGAGAAGGCAATCTCAAAGGCTTCACAATCAAGCCTATTTGAGTTCAACGATGCCTTTACTCGCGCTCAGTTCAGAAATCTTGTTGAGCCATATCTCAAGCAGGTTCAAGGTCGTCGTGGCATCTATGACTATCGCGTTGTTTGTGACGAAACAAACAACACAGGCCAGGTTATTGACTCAAATCAGTTTGTAGGCGATATCTACATCAAGCCAGCAAGAAGCATCAACTTCATCCAGTTGAACTTCGTTGCTGTTCGCACGGGTGTTGATTTCAATACTATTGTTGGTCAGTTCGGCGGATAATAAAACTAAAGGAGCAATACAATGGCTTTCAATATCAACGAAATAACTGCGAACTTTCAGTTTCAAGGTGCCCGTCCTACACTATTCAGCGTCAACATCTTCAATCCTGTAGACTCTGTTGCCGATAGTAGAATACAGTTTCTGGCTTCTTCTACCAGTATTCCCGAATCTCAGTTGGGTAATATTCCAGTTCCATATTTTGGTCGTATAGTCAACTTTGCTGGCGACCGTATCTATGATGCTTGGAACGTCACCATCATGAATGACGAGGATTTTGCTGTGCGTAATGCTCTTGAAGGTTGGTCAAATGCAATCAACAACAGAGTCCAGAACATCAGAACAACCAGCGATTACAAATCAACTGCCGAAGTTGCTCAACTAGGCAAAGATGGATCAGTTCTGCGTGTTTATCGTTTCAATGGCATTTATCCTGCTTTCATCGATCCTATCCGTCTTGATTGGAGCGACACAAACACATTTGAAAAGTTCAATGTGCGCTTCATGTATGACTACTGGGATATTGAGGCTGGAACAACCGGAAATGCCGGCGGCGTATAATATTACACCATAAATACTATATGATGAGATATGTGGGAGAAGTGTCATAGAACTTTTTGGATTTGAAATAACAAAAAGAAAAGATCAACTTGATCTAACTTCTTTTGCTCCTAAGGAGACCGATGATGGTGCCATGGTTGTCACTGCTGGTGGCACCTTTGGCACCTATCTCGACATGGAAGGTTCGGCTAAAACCGAAGCGGAACTTGTTGTCAAATACCGAGAAATGGCACTTCAGCCAGAGTGCGAAAAAGCAGTTGATGAAGTTACCAATGAATCAATCGTAAAAGGGGGTAATGACAAAATCGTTACCCTCAATCTCGACGACATAAAAACTCTAAACGATAAAGTCAAAAAGGTTGTCAATGATGAGTTTGACAACATTTGTCAGATGCTCAACTTCAACAACTATGGTTATGAAATCTTTCGTAGATGGTATGTAGACGGAAGACTTTATTACCACATCATGATTGATGAAAACAATCCTGAGAATGGTATTCAAGAACTTCGTTATATTGATCCTCGCAAGATTCGTAAGGTAAGACTACTTACTCGTCAACGCAAGGGTAAGGTTTATATCAACAGAAATGCGGCTGAGTTTTTTGTCTATAATGAAAGAGGATTCAAGTCAACTGGATCCACAGGCATGGACAATCAGGGACTTAGAATCTCACCAGACGCCATTCTGCACTGCACATCTGGTCTGGTGGACAAAGATGGCAAGCTTGTTCTATCATATCTGCACAAAGCAATCAAGCCACTAAATCAGCTTCGTATTCTGGAAGACGCCACGGTTATTTACCGTATTTCTCGCGCACCAGAGCGTCGTGTATTCTACATCGATGTTGGTCAGATGCCTAAGATGAAGGCAGAACAACATATGCGCGAAATGATGGTCAAGCACAAGAATCGTCTTATCTATGACGCCTCCACTGGTGCAGTAAGAGATGATCGTAAGTTCGCATGTTATGCTCTAGACACAAAAATTCCACTTCTTGATGGAAGAACTTTAACTATAGAAGAA